AGGAAGTTTTTACCGTTATAAAAGAACTTACAAATGTTTTTAGAGGACTTGCTTATTTTACTGCTGGAAGTTTTGTTGTAAAACAGGATAAACCCACTGACTCTACATACGTCATAAACCCAAGTATGGTTGTTGATGGGTTTTTTGAATATAATGGCACTTCTTTAAAATCTAGACATACTTGTGTCACTGTGGCTTATCAAAGCTATGACATGATAGGTGAGGTGCTTTTTGAAAGAGTTGAAGATGCTGATGCAGTTAGAGTCTACGGTGTAAATCATAAAGAAGTTAGAAGTATAGGTTGTTATTCTCAAGCACAGGCTCAAAGGCTTGGTAGATGGATATTAGAAACTGAAAGACATCTAACACAAACTGTAAGTTTTACAGTATCGCAAGACGCTGGAGTTATTCTTTCTCCAGGTATGGTTGTTTCTATTGCAGATCCATTAAAAACAATTTCTCGTAGAGGAGGTCGGATTCATGCAGCAACAATTAACTCAATAACTGTAGATAGTACAGAGGATATTGGAACAATAACTTTAGGCCAAAACCCTAAAATATCTGTTGTTTTAGGTAATGGATTACTACAACAAAAAACAGTATCAGCTATCTCATCACCAACTACAGCATCAGGTGGAGAAGATACAACAAAGAAAACATTTACAGTAAGTTCTAATTTTTCACAAGTTCCTAGTGTTGGTGGTTTTTATGGAATTGATACAGATACAATTGCTTTAGAAAAATTTAGAATTTTAAGAGTTACCGAAGAGGAAGATCATACTCATTCTGTAACTGCAATTCAATATGATGGTTCTATTTATGCAAGGGTTGATTCAACTGTTGTAACAGCACCAACAACAAATCCTATAGGGGCAGCCCCAAATGCTGTAACAGATATTGCATTTACTACCTTTTATTATGTATCAGGTGCAAGCGTTCTTATTGGTACAGATATAAGCTGGGTACATGATGGTTTAAGAACAGTACAATATTTTGTCGAATATAGAATTGATAATGATAATTTTCAACAGATAATTACAACCTCACCTAACGCAACTCTCAAGAGCTTAAGAGAGGGAACTTTAGAAGTAAGGGTCACAGCATTTAATTTCACCGGTGGTAGAAGTGCTGTTTATTCTGAAACTCATACTATTTCACAAAATACAAATCCACCTGATGATGTACAAAGTCTTACTGCTAACCAAATAAGTGCAACACAAGCTGTTTTAAACTGGCCAGCCTCTACCTCAAGAGATGTGCTTACAGGAGGAAAAGTTATAATAAAACATAGTAGTAATGTTAATGCCACCTTTGCAACAGCAGCAACTTTAACAACTGTTGTTGGTAGTGCTACAAGTGCAAACGTACCCGCAATATCAGGAAAATATTTTGCAGTTTTTGAAAATATTCTTGGTGTTCAAAGCACAACACCCGCTAGTGTTGCATTTACAGCAACTGCTGGTAATCAAGTTTTAATTATTGATAGAAAAGAGGACACCGATAATCCAACATTTCAAGGTACTTTTACAGATGTAGAAAAATATAGTCCACCAAATTATCCGACACCTTTAACTGGAATTGTTTTAAAAGGAAACATATTATGGGATTCTGTATCTAATGTAGATAATCTTGTAAGTTGGGATTTTCCAAATGAGGTATTATCTGCTGGTACATATGAATTTGCAAATACTCTTGATTTAGAGGATAAATATACAGTTTTACTTGAAAGAAGATTTGCTTTTACAGGATTTAATGTGACAACTGGAGCGGCCGTTACAGATGTTGATGCAAAGGTTTTTGTAAGTACAACAGATGATGACCCGACAAGTGGTTCAGCTACATTTACAGCTTTTCAAGAATTTACAACAACTATATTAAGTGCAAGAGCATTTAAATTTAAAACTGTTCTTACTTCATCTAATACCACATCTAATATCTGTGTTACTGAACTAGGATTTAGAATGTTTATGTCACCTTCTACGCAGTTCCCACCTTCACCGATAGCAAGTGGAACGTCCCAGAAAGCAGTCACATTCCCTAATAAATTCTTTACTGGCGTTGCTGCAACTATCGGTGGTGTTGGTGGATTTACGCCAATTGTAAATGCAAATATTCTAAATATTCAAACAGGAGATACGATTGCAATATCTTCAATTACAAAATCTGGATATAAC